CTATTATACTATTAAAGATGGGGAGATTATTGAAAGTTGTTGGGATGATATTAGCGAGGAATTATATAGATCTAACCCTGACAAAAGACTATTTGAAAAAGAAAGTGTCGCACTTATGTATATGGTACAAAGTAAAAAACAATAAGTAATGATAGTTTTATCTACCCTAATGTGTTCTGGATGGATTCCAGATGGATTAGAACTACCAATATTTCTATTATTAATATTATTAATATATCTAAAAATAAAACTTTAAAACATGAAAGCAAACGAACAAATTATAATGAGAGCAGTATCAATAGTATGTGGTGTTCCCCCTGATAAAATAGTACGAAAAGGAAGATCAAGCAGAAGGCAAGACATAGTAATAGCAAGACAAATGTTATGTAACCTACTATTTGAAAGCTACAATTATACTTATTATCAAATACGAGATGTGATAGGTTATAAAAATCATGCTTCATCTATTCACGCAAGAAATATGCACAAACAAGATGTTTTATTTAATAATAGTTATAGAAAGTCGTATAGCAAAATAATGTCAAAACTAAATATAGCTATTAGTAGTGAAAAAGAAATAAAAGACGCATACGAGGATCTAAAATTAGAGCATGAAAAAGCCAACAAGCTAATAGAAATGCTTAGAGAAAGATTGAAGTTAGAGGAGAAAGCAAAAGATAAGTATCAACAAAAGTTAATAACTTTAAGTAAAAAATATTGTCTTGACTATCGTTAATGTAAAGAATCTTGTATATATTTGTAAATATAATTTAATTTAATTTATTATGACTAAGCTAAAAACAATCAATATTAAAGGAAAAGAGTATGTAGAAGTCAATGAAAGACTTAAATACTTTAGATCAAATTACCCAAACTTTTCATTAGTTACAGAAGTATTACAATGTACAGAAGAGCATTGTGTTATGAAAGCAACTATATTAAATGAGCATGGGATAGCAGTAGCAACAGGACATGCACACGAAACAAAAGGATCAAGTTTTATAAATAAAACATCTCATGTTGAGGTGTGTGAGACATCTGCTTGGGGTAGGGCCTTAGGAAACTTTGGTATAGGTATAGACTCATCTGTTGCCTCTGCTGATGAGGTAAATAACGCAATACAAACACAAGGATCTTCTGGTGTACCTAAACTTAAAAATAAACCAACAGATAAAAAAAAGTTAAACACAAAGCAGTTTAATGCAATGATGGAACACATTAGGGATGGACAGGCATTACTTGTTTCTCAAAGAATGAATAGTTATTCATTAACAGAGAGTCAAAGAAAATTATTAGAAGTAGAAATACAAAAACAATCATAAATTATGGACTTTAAAAAACACATAGAATTATTTAAAAACGATACTGAGTATTATGGGGACAAAAACTTTATAACGAGTTCTCAACTTGGTAAATTAAACCAATCTCCTGCAAAGTTAGAGTATTACAGATTATATGGACAGGATGATACAAACGCCTTGTTATTTGGTAGGGCTTTTCATATGAATGTACTTGAAAGAGAGAAATTTAAGGAAGATGTTATTGCTTATGAAGGGGCAACAAGAAGAGGTAAGGCATGGGAGGAATTTAAGCAAGAGAATGAGGGTAAAACAATAATAACAAAGGGAGAGATGAGAAATGTAACCATCATGAGAAATAAACTACTATCTATACCTAGAGTAGCAGATCTACTTAGTGGTGGAGTAGAAGAATCAGTTAGTTGTTGGCAGGATAGCGATACTGGAGTGTTTTGCAAAGGAAAAGCAGACTATATTAAGAATGATAATGGTAGAAAGATAATAGTAGATATAAAAACAACGCAAGATCATAAAGAGTATGCCTTTAGAGGATCTTGTAATAAGTATGGATACGATAGACAATCTGCCTTTTATTTAGATGGCTTTGAGGCAGATGAGTTTTGGTTTATAGTGATAGAAAAAACAGAGCCATTTGATATAGGGGTTTATATGTGTAGTGATGAGTTTTTAAATAGTGGTAGAGATAAATACAAGGGACTTCTAAATGTTTACAATGAGTACTTTATAAAACAAGATAAAGAGATTACAGATTATTATATAGAAACAATACTTTAAATTTAAAATATGAGCCTAAAACAAGAACTAAAAGCGAGAAAGATTACGCAACAAGAGTTGTCAGACCACATGTCTGTTTCTCGCCCAACGATTTCAAAAAAGATTCATTCTCCAGATACCTTTACAGCACAAGAGATTAGATTAATCTCAGAGTTACTAAGGGTAGATGAAGTGTGGGCTTTTTCGAATTTATTCAGATAATTACTAACTAAAATTTTTTAAAAATGTCAGAAAAAAAAGAGACAATTTATTGTGGAAATGGTAAAGAAGTAAAATTTGATGATGGAGGAACTATCGTCAATGCAACCATCCACCTAGACAAAATCAGAGATCATGTCTATGAATACGAGGGTAATAAATATGTAAATATTACAATCGCAAGAAATAGAGATGGGGCAAATGAGTATGGTAAGACTCATCATGTCAAGATTAATGATTTTAAACCTGAGCCTAAAAAAGAAAAGGCTGAGGAAAACTTACCATTTTAATTAAATTAATAATTAAGGGGGTGCTCCTTATAAGTGGATTAGGCTATTCCCATAGGTACGTGTAGTTTTTCATAATTTCAAGCACGTGAGAGCCCCCTTTTTTTAAAATAAAACTATGCTTATAAAAGTAAACAAGGACTCTTTTATAGAGAGTTCAAAAATAGATCAGTATTATTTAGATGGTAAAACAATAGTGTTTTATATATCATCAAGAGAGCATAAGGAAATATACCCAACAGAAAGTTTTGCCATGGGTGTATTTAAAAATATAGCGAACTCCTTTAGGGACGCAACAAATGAAACTATTGTATTAAAGCCTAGTGAAAAGATATTATCAGAAAAGAAAGATATGTTTGAGGACTTTTGGATCAAGTATGATAAGAAAATAAATAAAGATGATGCCTTTAAGAAGTGGAAAAAGTTGTCAATGGTAGATATGAAAGAGGCTTTAAAGATGGTAGACTCTTATGTAAAATCAACACCAGATAAACAATATAGAAAAAACCCATCCACTTGGATATACCAAAAAGCATGGAGAAATGAAGTAATAGGAAAAGCAGAGCAATTAAAAGCAACTTATACAAAACCAAAATATACAGATGTCAGTAGATAATAGCCAAATAGAGAGAACATTAATAGGGAAATTAATTATTAACCCTCAGGATTACTATAATAATCATAGCTTGCTTAGTCCTGATATATTTAATAACCCTAAAAACAAAAGGATATACACTTATTTATCTAAAGAGTTAGAGGATGGAAATAAAGTTGATCTGGTCACTCTTTCAGAGAAAATATCTAAAAATGGGGAAGACTTAACTACTGATGTAGCTAGAATGATTAGTGAGGATGCGTATTTAGAGACTCAGGCACTTACTTGTATACTTGTCTTGAATCAAAAAAAGAAAAAAGAACAACTATTGAGTCTTAATAATCAGATAACAGACATGTTAAATAGAGATGATGATCTATTTGAGATAATAGAGTATGTAGAGGAGCAAGTTGGAAAGATAGGTAATGTGTCTAAAGATGAAATAGTTAATGTAAAAGAACAACTTGGTGGATTATTGAAAGACATTGAGTATAAAATGAATAACGAAGGGCTGAATGGTATTACAACAGGATTTAACTCTATAGATAAATTCACAGGTGGTTGGCAAGAAACAGATTTGGTTATTATTGGTGGTGCTAGTTCCATGGGAAAGACATCACTGGCCTTGGCTTTCGCTTTTAATTCTGCCTTTATTGGTGGAAGCCCCACCTGTTTGTTTTCTTATGAGATGAGTTCCAAACAACTACTTAGTAGATTAATATCATCTGATACTGGTATAGATAATAAATGGATATTAAAAGGTACACTAGATCAAAGTGAGATGAGTAAAATACATGAGAGTGTAGGAAGGATAGAAGAAACACCACTTTATGTAGATGAGTGCTCATCATCTTCTTTGAAATATTTAATAAATAGAATTAGACAATATGTAATAACAAAGAAGGTTAAGTTGTTTATGGTAGATTATCTACAGCTAGTTACTAACGATAAAAGAGGAAGAAGTAGAGAGCAGGAGGTTTCAGAAGTTGCACGTTCACTAAAGAATATAGCAAAAGAACTTAATATAACTATCATTGCATTATCCCAACTTAACAGAGGTGTAGGACAAAGATCAGAGAGTAGGCCAACTATAGCAGACCTAAGAGAGTCAGGAGAAATAGAACAAGCTGCAGATATGGTTGTCCTTGTTTATAGGCCTGAATACTATGGTATAAAAGAAGATGGAGATGGACAAAGCACAGAGGGTTTAGCTGAAATTATATTTGCTAAAGGTAGAAATGTAGGCACAGGAGTATTAGGATTAAGATTTCAAAGAGAATTAACTAAGTTCCATGAAATACAAAACTAAAGAGAAAAAAGCCATAGACATGGCAAGAGGGAAAAGGGCAGAAAAAAAGTACGCAAGTATTTATAACGATAATATTGTAGAGTGGCCAACAGAAAAAGAGGACATACAAGAACACTGGGACGTTAAGATAGGTGGAAAAAAAATAGATGTAAAAGCCATAAAGAAAAGTGATGAGAATATACACTTTGTAGAGTTTAGAAATGTTCAAGGAAAAAAGGGATGGTTGTATGGTGACGCAGATGGATTTGCTTTTGAGACAAAAGATTATTGGATAGAGGTTAAGAAAGAAGATTTACAAGACTTTATACACAAAAAATGTATAGACAAAAAAGTAGGATGGGGTGTATACGAATTAGGATCAAGGCCAGGGGCTAAAGATTTAATAACTAAAGTTAAGACAATAGATTTATGTTATATAGGTAAAATAAAGAAAAAATGAAAAAACAGATATGGCATTTAGAGGTTGGTTACAAGTGGAGGAACATAAGGATGGTAAAAGGAATTGAGAAACCAACAAAAGAATTTAAAAAAGGAACATTTACTACCTGTAGTATTGGGGACACTGTAGAGGAATTAGATAATAATGGTTACCTAAAGAATTGTATAGGTAAAGAAGTAAAATCCTCTACAAAAGTAGAGATAATAATAACAGACATCATTTGGAGAAAGGAGGCAGGAATGAGTAATGACGTTTATTAAATACATCCATAGCTCAACTGGATAGAGCAACAACCTTCTAAGTTGTAGGTTCTAGGTTCAAGTCCTAGTGGATGTACAATGGTGATTAAATGCACCAGATTATGTTTAACTAAATTTAATTTAATATGAAAAACACAATTTTTTTAATGCTATTAGCCTTGTCGTTTCAAGGCTTTGCACAGATCGACTCAGGAGTATATACCTCTAATGAAACTTGGACATTCGAATGGGATGAACAAGGTTATGAGGGTGATGGAAGGCTCATGGATGAAGACCCTTTCTTTATAGAATTTAATGACCATGGATTTAGATTATATATGGAAGAGGGTGATATTGGAGAAATGTTTCCAGCTATGTATGTTAAAAACATGGATGGATGGGACATATACTGTATTCACCCTGATGAAAGACTAGAGTATAAAGATGGTCACATTGTTTGGTTTTATAATTTTAATAATGAAACTGGGTACTACAAGAACTCAACTGAATTTAAAAACGTAAAAAAAACAAAGTAATTCATAGTGAAAAAGAAAGGTAGAATAAAAAATGTAAAGGCCACTAGTGTTGATGGTATTAACTATAGATCAAGGCTAGAGGCTTTTACTTCTATTGAGCTCAGGAGGGCAGGTATAAAATTTAATTACGAAAAAGAAAAGTTCTTACTAATGGACAAGTTTGTTTATGAAGGAGTTTCTATAGAAAAAAGAAAGAAGAAAGGTAAGTTAATTTATGACCAAGCCTTCAAGTCTATTCGTTCAGTCACATATATACCTGATTTTACTAACCTAAAAGATGGCTGGATTATAGAGGTAAAAGGTTTAAAGTCTGATGTGTTTAATTTAAAATGGAAACTTTTTAAACAATATCTTGTTAAAAACAACCTAAATTACGAACTTTACATGCCTGGTAGTAAAAAACAGGTTTTACAAACTATTAAAATGATTAAAGAAAAAAATGGGAGTACTAGATAAAATATTTGGTGGTGGAGCAGGTAAGCTGGTTGAATCAGTTGGTGGTGTTCTCGATAACTTGAGCACATCCAAAGAGGAGAAAATGGATGCCAAAAGAAAATTAAAAGAGATCGTTCAAGCACATGAGGCTGAGATGGAAAAAAACATTACTGCAAGGTGGCAAGCTGATTTACAACATGGTAACTGGCTTACAAGGAGTATAAGGCCTATAGTTCTATTAACTTTATTGATTTCAACAATACTTCTTGTGTTCATTGACTCAGGGACAATAGACTTTCATGTGGATGATAAATGGAAAAGTTTGCTTGAAATTTGCTTGATAACCACTATTGGTGCATATTTTGGATCTCGTGGCCTCGAGAAGATTAAAAATACTAATAATAAAAATAAATAAAATGACAAAAGAAATTAAAATTGAAGACAATATAATTAAAGAAGTATCTGAAATTAGAGGCGAGGTAAACACAATGGCCTTTAACTTTGGTAAATTAAGGTTAGAAAAGATTAGTTTAGAAAATAGACTAAAAGAAATAGAAAAAACAGAGTCAGATATGACTGCTAAGTACAAAGGTAACATGACAAAAGAAAGAAAGATAGCAGACAAATTAAAAGAAAAACATGGAGAGGGATACGTTGATTTAACTAAAGGGGTTTTTATAGCCTCATAAAGTCCATTTATTTTTTGGACAAGTTGATGTTCTCCATCTAGCTTTTACTGGCATATAACAACCACAAGATTCGCATATTTTTTTACCTTCATTAAAGAGGTCACAAGATTTACATGTGTTTATTCTTATAAGGTATTCTTTATCGTTTAAGTTTTCTGCTCCATTAGCTATATGTTTTGCTGTGTCTTTAACTAGATTTTTTGCCTTAGTTAGAATATTTGGTTTATTCTCTCTACATCCAGGGAGCCCCTTACAACTTTTTTTCATTTGACTTTTCTTTAAATTTTCTTTTCTCCTTATTGTAATCAGATTTCTTTTTCTTGCATCCATCACACCTACATCCATTTCTATAAGCTGTTAGGGATGGACAGGGTTTGCCTGGCCTACCCCTTGATGCTGCGTAGTTACATTTGGAGTGTGAGAACGCTATATTATCTAAGTTAAAAAATAAATCTTTAGGATCTTCAGAATCTAGCCATGGAATTTTATGCTCTAGAGTAAATAAATCTATATTAATAATTTCTGCACCACATTGGTAGCACCAATTTAAGTCTAGTTTTTTTGCGAAATCAAATAATACTGATTTTTTTAGCCTATGAGATGCAGTTCCAGGATCCATTCCTAACTGTTTTTTCTTTTTCCTCTTGGCGTTAGTTAGGCTCATCTAGGTTTCTTAGGAATCCTCCTCCTTCCACCTTCGTTCTCCATACCTCTATTGGTAGATTTCTTTATTACTTTTACAAATTTTTTTCTTGGACCATTTGGGTGGTGAACATCCATCCCATCTCCTTTAGATACTTTGCCTGCTTTCTCTAGTCTTCTTCTGGATCTATTTCTAGCTGCTCTATCTTTTTTAGATTTATCAGAGCTTTGAAACTTTTTATATTCTTTTTTATAATCTCTCATGATTTGTAAAGAAAACTGGGGACAATCCTTGCCCCCAATTTACCAGTTAAAAACTTCAATTATGATTGTTTTTGAAAACACACAATTAAATATAGTGAAAAATTTCTATACTTACGCAATATCCTTGTAAGTTATTAACACTTTTTTGTTAGCAAGTAACTCTTTTACTATCACTTTATA